ATCCGCGGTATTAATTTTTAATCCATTTCGACCTACAGTTAAATTATTAGATCCCCATGTTCCTCTTGCATCAATAATTGTAACTTCATCTCCAGTAGAAGCTGCGGCTGGTAAAGTAACTGTAATAACAGCTGAGGTCGTATTTGCTAAAATTTGTGCTCCTGCAACAACGGTATAAGGGCTATTTGAATCTGTAATAGTTTCATATCCTTTTTCAATAATAGTGACTACTGTTTCAGATCCATTAGATTTACATAAAACAGTTGCGCCTGGTGGTATGGGTTGTGTAGTTCCTGAAGCGGTTAAAACTCCTACTGTATAATTTGAAGCTCCTCTAACAGTGTCATCTTTCATGATCCAAACTCTTTCAGCAGTGACCGGCATTGTGACTGTTCGGCTAGCTGCTAGTGTACCATGTAATCTAAGATAAATGTTTTTTCCTGTTGAAGTTGCTCCATCGGTTAAAACCAGAGTTGAACTGCCAGCAGAAATATCTACATCCAATACTCCTGTGGATGTTTGTTCTAAAATTTGTAAATTGGTATTAGTTATTCCACCCCATTGACCAGCTTTTTCGCCAGTTGTGATGATTTCTAATTGTGCGTTTGTTGAATAAGATGATGCCATAATATTAACTCGGGTCTATTGGTGTCCAGGTCATAGTTGCTCCTGGTAAAATTTCACTCCATGTTATCGCTTGTGCTGTACCTGTAGCAAGGGTTAAAGGCGTTGCATCAGGACTAACATTAGCGTCAGCAGTGATTGTAACGGTTCCTGACGAAATTACAAGAGAGTTTTTAACAGCAGTAACGTGGGCACCAGCAGTGACCGTAACATTGCCTGTTCCTAACGTTAATTCGTTTTTGACTGCAGTAAATTCAACATCAATGCCGACGCTGACAGTTCCAATTCCTAAAGTAAGAGCATTTCCTGTAACAGTGTCTACAATTGAATCAGCCGTAATTCCAGGATTGCCGATACTAATAGTTAATTCATTCTTAGTAACAGTAATAGTTATACTGTTATCTGCTGCTACTGTAGCGAATGGAAATTCTGAAAATGTACTAAATCCTAACATATAATATAGCCTTATGAAGGAGACAGTGAGGTATGTGGTGGAGTCACTGTCTCCATCGTAGAGCTATATCATTTCTTAAACCAAGAAGGAAGACCTAAATGAGGTCGCTTGTCAAACATATTTTCTTTAGCTCCCGGCGTCTTGCGATTATTGTAATGTAAAAATACTTGAATGCATTCTTTGCCTTTAAATTTATTTCTCCAATGCTCTAGTTCACAGCCACTATAGACCAGCATATCTCCTAGTTTTAAATCTACTTTTATTCCTTTCATTCCTTCTTTACCAGAAGGTTCAAGATAGAGTGGCCATGGATCCCCTCCAATATTCATAGTAGTGGATATTTCACAACTAAATCTATCTGTATGTCTTTTTAAAACATCTCCTTTTTTATAAAGTCTGGCATAAGTATAAGCCGGATATAATTTTAATCCTGTAGTTTTTTCCATAACAGGCTGGCACTTCAGCATTAAAGTTTCCATCGCAATATCTGCATAAGAAGAATAGGTGTTAGGAATCTGTTCATTGGGTCCTTCATAATATCCTAATATACTTTCATAAGGGGAAATATATCTTTGTTTTAAGCAAGTATCATAAACCTGTTTTTTGATGGAAAAGTAATTGGCCACAAAGGTCGCCAACTCTTTTGAAATCGCTTGACGAATAATTACATATTTATTTTTTTTAAATGACATTTCCACTCACTATTAATCTATTATTACTTTTATTCAAAGGAACGGCATGAGGAAGAAAATCTGGAAAAATTAATAAAATTCCTGGCATAAATTTTATTTTAAGTGTTTGTTCAGTATTAATTAAAGGATACCCTACATCATAAAACCAAAGGGGAGAGGAGCCTTTCGTGCCTTCAATAAACCAAACAAAAGATTTTCCTTTTGAAGAACCCACATGAGTATGTAAATCATGGTAATGATTTTTCATATATTTTTGTATCCAACAGTTGACTAATTTTAATTCATACTTTTTAAAAACCGTATTTAATTTAATTGATATAAAATTTTGTAATTTTTCTTTTCCTGTAGGATTATAAAAATTATTATAATTCAGAGGATATTTATCTAATTTTATTTTTTTTATTTCCTTTTTTGTTTGTTCATCTATGGGAATGAATTCTTCAATAACACTATAGGTAAAAGAATGTTTAGCCATCTTTTGCCATCTCTTTAGGAATAGCCGTGATATTCCAGTGAATAAATCTGAAAGGTTCTTTACCATGATCGACTACGTACTCATGTTCTAAATATCCTGGAAATATAATTAAAGTTCCAGGTTTAGCGTTATAACGAACGAAGTTCGAACCCAGAAAGACTCCTTTCAAGTCTGGTTTCATTTTTAATTTAGTAGCTCTTGCCCCGCCTCGCGGTTCGTGAAAGATAGGATAAGAAGTCTTGTCGCTGCACTTTAGAAAATAGAAACCTGAAACGTGTTGATTCCAATGGACGTGAGCTGAATGATGACCACCACCTTTTTTAGAAAATTCTTGTACCCACATTTCAGAAAAAAAGGTGAGATATTCTTTCATATCGTAGCCATGATAATCTAAAAATTCCCAAGACTTTTGTCCTATATAATTCCTTAAATCTAAAAAATCGTTATCCTTTGTTAAGGGGGTTGAATGATGACTTGTTCCAAAATCTTTGGTAGCTTTAATTGTTTTTTTATCTCTTTTTCTAGCTTCTTTAATATATTTATCACTAGCTTTATTTAATGATTTAACAAACTCTGGTTTTTCTTCAGTCCAAACTGGTGTTGCAAAATAATTATTTATAAACATTATTTAAAGGGATATCCTAAATGCCATGCGACAAGTGAATATCTCGTTCCTCTCGTTACGGGTTTAACTCTATGCCAAAGAAAACTTGGAAAAACAATGATACTTCCTTTCGATAGTATCTCTGTTGCTTTTCTTAAATGTTTAGATTCATCTCTTTGGGGTGGATCGTAGTCTCTAAAATCAAATTCTAGTTCACCGCCGCTATATTCTGCACCATCGGTTAATTGACAAGTCATAGAAAGTTTTCTAATTTTTCCATGTGAAGGAGTATTAGGATAGTCATAAATTTTGTCCCAGCTATCACAATGCCAATCGTAGTATTGGTTCAGTTTATATTTTGTAAATTGGCAGGATTCAGAATAATCCCATTCAAAATTCCAGCCAGCCTTTCTGTTTGCTTCATGAACAAAGGGATGTAGTTCTTTATAAATCCAAGTATCGTCTAGCCAAACTAAATCAGAATTTCTTTTATATTTTAAATTTCTAACTTCATCCTTATTTAAAGGCTGTTTATCTAAGTTTCTTTTTCTGCCGTAACCTCCTGTAATAGCCATTATATCTTTTTTCTCTAAAGCATATTTAATAACTTCATCACAAAATCTAGGCGTTAGCGCAGATTTAAAATACCAAAAATAATTAGATAAATTCATAAGTTATAGTTAAAATAGAGTTAAGGGAATCTTTTTGATTATTGGTGATATAATACATTTGCATCGAGGGGAACATAATAAATTTATTATTGGTTAACGGGATATCCCACCTTTTTCCTTTTCTTCTATTATCGTCATAGTGGATTCTAACGCTACAGTCTTTCACATTCACCCCATATAATAAAACATAATCCGCAGAATTTCTAAGGTCAACTGGATCTATATTTAGTAAAGGAACGGAAATTTCTTTAGGCTTATAAACATTTCCCCACATTTTTTTATTGATTAATTGAAAACCATATTCCACATTAATATGGTCGCGCATATAAGTGTTTAACATGTCCCAAGTACGTGAGTAGGGAAATTCTTTATTATTAATTTGTGATTTTAAAATGTCTTCTTGAAGTTTGTTACGATCTATGTCCCAGTCTTTGGGCATCTCAACATCGCCGTGATATAGTCCTATTTCTGATAATACTTTCTTTTGCATACCTTTTCCTTTTATAAAGGAAGGTATTATAATGTCAATATGATTAAAAAGATTTGATCTAGATCAATTATGAAGTTTTCAAGTCCCAAGACTGGCCAGCTTCATTCCATTCATAATAAGATAAAGCTGCTCTTTGTTCAGCAGTTGATTCGGGGGCCCTACCAATAGGGGACTCCCATCTAGCATCTGTTGTATTTAAAACCCATGAAGCATAAGGTTTTTTAGGATAGAACATATTATTATCTTCGTCCCAAATATAACCTATACCTGCA